CTTGTTCGCAAGACTATCTTATGTGAAGATGAATTATATGTCAAATGGATGACTCGAATTCTTCAAAAAGATCTTAAAATGGGAATGGGAGTAAAGACAATCAATAAAGTATTTAAAGACTTCATTCCAACATTTGAAATTGGTCTTTGTGAGTCATTTGAATATACAAGAGGAGAGACTGCAGTTCTTCCAGATGGAGATTTTTATCTTGAACCAAAGTTAGATGGATTTAGATGTGTAGTGTTTATTAGAGATAAACAATGCACATTCTTGACAAGAAATAATAAGCCGATGTTTAATACTCAATACATCGAAGAAGAGCTTATATCATCAGGATTTAATAATTGCATGCTTGATGGTGAAATTATGGCTGATGACTGGAATGATACAGCAAGTATTGTTATGACTCAGGAAGAGCCTCATGAGAAGATTGATACTGTTAAATTTTATGTATTTGATCATTTAACACTTGATGAGTGGGAGACAAAAAAGACAGCAGAAATTGAATTTAGAAAAGATAGATTAATAAATATTAATTGTAAGCATGTCACTCCAGTAATGCATCTTCCATGTCCTGAAGACTTTGAGAAAGCTCAAAGAATATTTGATAGCTTTAGAGCATCTAAGTATGAAGGTGCAATACTTAAAAGAAAAGGATCTGAATATCCATTCGGCAGAGGAAAGAATTGGATCAAATGGAAAGAATTCAGAACATTTGAAGTTACTGTAAAAGATGCTAAAGAAGGAACCGGTCGTCATAAAGGTCGATTGGGAGCTTTCATTTGTGATTATAATGGTAAAGAAGTTAACGTAGGCAGCGGATATTCTGACGAACAGAGAGATTACTACTGGTCAATCAAGGAAGATATGATTGGTAAGTTTTTGGAAATTAAGAGTCAAGAATCAACAAAAGACGGAAGTCTTAGATTTCCAGTATTCTTAAGAGAGCGAAAGGACATGAATTGACGGATCAAGTAAAATGTCATGCATATCATGTTTTAAAGTATGCAATACAATTATCAGAACAAGCAGATGAGCCGATAGAGCTCATTATAGCTGCTTTGTTTCATGACATAGGAAATGCTAGTTGTAGGATCCGAAAAGTTGTCGAAAGTGAAATAGATCAATATAAAGATGATCCATTAAGACAAGATGAATTAAGAAATTTAAGCTATGCATTTAGAATAGAGCATCAATATTGGTCAATTGTTCGAACTATTGAAATAATGAAAGAACTCAGGTTCAATTCACAGACTATTTTGAAGGTCATTGAACTAATAGCAAAACATGATTTGAGAAAATGTGATATTGGATATGTCATTCAGAGAAAAGATGAGCAAATTCTAAATGAGTGTGATTCTCTCTGGATGTTTACAGAAGATGGTCTTCGAAGAGATCAAGATAGAGCAAGAGAAAATAATTTAGAAGTAATGACAATGAAAGAGCAGTTTGAATGGAATAAGCATGTGAGCTATATATTCAAATATGCAAAAGATATTTATAATGAATTGGAGGAAGAAAATGAAACCCGGTCCGTGTAGAACATAACGACTCCGTAGCCAAGTTGGTAAGGCATTAGTCTGCAAAACTAATATCGTCGGTTCAAGTCCGTCCGGAGTCTCCAAAATATATATTATATGAAATGTGAACGATGCAATAAAAATCATACAGGATCATATGGATCAGGAAGATTTTGCTCATCTTTTTGTGCAAGGGGATTTTCAACTGATTCTAAGAGATCAATGATTAATGATAAAGTTTCAAGATCTTTATCAGGTGAGAGAGCTGATAGAAAGATTGTATCTTGTGTATATTGCAATAAGAAAATGAGAATTAGAGTCTCATCTAGACAGAAGTGTTGTTCATCAAGTTGCAGAGCAAAGTTTATATGGACTAGAAAAGAATATAGAAATAATATATCTAAAAAATTAAAGATTGCAGCAGAAGAAGGAAGAATAGGCTGGAATAGTAGAGATAAAATATCTTATGCAGAGTCTTTCTGGAAGGATGTCTTAGATAATATGAATATATTGTATATTCATGAATATAAAGTTGGAAAATATTTTATTGATTTTGCAATTAAAGATAAAATGATTGCACTTGAAATTGACGGTAAACAACATGAGTATGAAGATAGAATAATAAGTGATAAAAAGAAAGATAATTTTCTTAAAAAAGAAGGATGGATTGTTCACAGGATTAAATGGAATGAGATAAATAGCGTATCAGGTAAAAAGCTGATGAAACAAAAAATAGAAAATTTTTTCCAGGTGTGGGCCAGTTTGGTTTAAGCCGCCTGCTTTGGGAGCAGGACACTTCCCAGGTTCGAATCCTGGCACCTGGACCATTATAAAGGATAGTAAATGAATAAGCAAGCAAGAAAATTGAAGAGACAAAAGGAAGCTGAAGAGCAGGTTAAGATTCTCAATGACAAAATAAATAATGCTGTATCAAAAAGTGAAAGAAGACGTCTTGAGGTAATGCTCAATGCAGCAAAAGAAAAGAAGGGCGCTTAGCTCAGTTGGTTTAGAGCACTAGTTTTACACACTAGAAGTCGTAGGTTCGAATCCTGCAGTGCCCACCATATAAGGGGGAGTAGCTCAATTGGGGGAGCACCTGCTTTGCAAGCAGGAGGTTGCGGGTTCAAACCCCGCCTCTTCCATAATAAATATTTAAAAGAAGGGGATGAAAAGGTTCGACTGTTGTTTGACAATTAAGGGAAGCAAGCAGTGAGATGTATACTTGGCTCACTATAAAAAATGTATGCAAAGTATAAGTGCTAACGCACCTCTTGCCCTAGCGGCATAACAGTCTTGATAGAGAGTACCTCTCGACTCTATCAGGCACACTGGAGAGGCATGGAAATTTAATGGCTGACATTATACCAGTAAGAAAAATGTCTTTGACCCTGGCGTTGACTTAACGACTCATTAGAGGAACACGACCAGTATTGAGACTCTTGAGTATAAGCTTGTAGAAGACTTAATTTAGAATAATAGGACGGGGCTGCAATGCCCCCATCTCCACCAAATATATGTGAGGTAATAACATGGATCAATTCAAGAGGGAGCTTGTGAAGAGATGTTGTGTTGGAGGACTTGGATGTCCTTATTGTAGTAACATGACAAAAGGAGAAGATAAGAAAAAACTTCGAAGAATTGCAAGAAGTGTTTTAAAAAGAGAGCTATATAAAGAATACAAGGATGCAGCATAATGAACATATTTAAAAACATTAAATTCTGGATTGCAGTATTCTTATTCTTGTTAGCAACAGTTGCTACAATTGGAGGATATGTTGCACTTCCTGATGAAGTGAAGAAATGCAAGACTGACATTGAGGAGAATGAGACAGGACTCCAGAAGCTATCAACTACAATTGAAAAGTATATTGCAGTTCAATCAGCTGTTCAAGAAGGCAATGAACAAAGACAACAAATGCTTGAGCAGATCATTATTCATCAATCTGAACAATCTGATAAAAAGAAGAAAAGATTCATAATTTTTTAACTTTCCTTACTGAAATATATTCATGTATATGAACATATTTCAACAATCATGAGAAAGGAGAGTTTATGAAAAATTTTGAGCAAGGAGATCTATTTATTCTAGAAGACGACAATGGCGTATATCTAGAATTTGACCAGTCAATTCAGTGTCATCACTCAGTATATTGGACAATTTCATCATCAGAAGATATCGACTCTGTTACTGATTATTTTGTAATTCACGATGAAGAGCCTGATTTTTATAAAGCTTCTACTTCTAAAAGAAAAATTGATGTTTCAAATAAGATGTGGTGCATGCCAGATTTAAATGAATATGTATTTGATACAGAATATTTTAAAATAAGAGACACTGATAAGTTTGGTACAAAAGGACTATATGCATCTTTTAAGATGACAAAAGGTGATGATCCATCATATATTCATTTAGTTGCTGCAGTTGGAGATGATAATGACTGTTGTTGTGCACAAAATAAACCAATATTAAGATTTAAAGCTAAAATAAATGAAAAAATATGGCAGTCAAGTGAGTGTCTTGTTTAGTTGGGAGTTATATCATGACTGAAAAAGTAGAGTGTATCTATTGCAACGGAACAGGAGTTAAAGACGGAGGACTTTGTCTTGACTGTGATGGATCCGGTGAAAAGAAAAAAGATGTCAAAGAAAAATAAGATAATCGTATATCTTGCAGGTTTTATCAATTCTTCAAATATGAAGGAATGCTCAGCCTGGAGAAGATCTCTAAGAGAAACTTATCAATATAGAATGACAGGATATGATATTGAATGGTCAGATCCAACAAAAGATAATGTCTGTCATTTAACTTATCCCAATGCTATTGTTCATCATGACTACTCTCTTTTGTCTCAGTCAAATCTCATTATAGCAAATTTAGATACATTCGGATATGAAAGACCTTTAACTGGGACGATTGCTGAATTAGCATGGGCATATCAGCAAAGAAAGCCTATTATTACAATTATATCAGAAGACAAGGCTAAGGAGTTCTATAGCAATCATCCTTTCATTAGAGTCTTCTCATCATTCATAGTTGAATCTATCGATGATATTATTAAAGATGACCTTATTGGATACTTTATAAGAAAATAATAATAAAATTTAATATAGATAATATCAAAAAGCTATCATATTTCTTCATATGATAGCTTTTTTTGTTTATCAAATTACTCGTTACTTTAATAAATATATATGTTGCGGCACTTATATTTAAAAGCCGCTTTCATATAAATAACTTAAACAAAAAACTAAAGACGGAGGAATAAAATATGCCAGCTGATTACAAGGGTTTTAAGCCGGAAGAAAAAGGATATAAGTTTGAGCCATTGAGACAGATGAGATGGGAACTTAATATCGGCGGTGGAAATGATGCTTTTAAAGATCTTAAGCTAATTTTACTTTCATGTAGTAGACCATCAGTAAGTCATTCACCTGTGGAAGTTCATCACTTCAATGATAGATTCTATCTTGCAGGAAAGCCAGAATATCAATCTATTGAATTTACAATGTATGATGCTCAACCATCAGAAGGTGGTCCTTGGGCTTCAGAACTTATTGAACAATGGGGAAATCTTGTTTTTAATCCAACAACAAATGCAATGCTACCTGCTGAAGGTGGTGGAACAACTGGATATAAAAGAGATTGTGTTCTGACTATGATGGACGGTGAAGGTAATGATTCACTCTCTTGGAAGCTTTATGGATGTTTTCCAGAGACAATCAATTACAATGCAACAGGTCTTGATTATTCAGCTTCTGAATCACTTACTGTGACAGTG